GTTTAAGGTTCCATTAGAAATTTTTGCGAACTATGACACATTTAGAGAGCGTCCAATTGACTTTATGAAGCAACTTGGAGAGACTCATGGAAAGGATTGGGGTGAGGGTAAGTTTTTTGGCCTAGTTTCTCCTATTGGTAAAGAAGGCTCTGAATCTTTTCTTGGTATCAAAATGACACCAAGACAAAAGCATTTGTTTCAGGCTATTGTTCTTCTTGGAGAGATAGATCGCGCCAACCCCTTTGGTATTTTTGGTGATGAGGAAACAGGCCGAAAGTCATGGGCTGGAGCGCAGCGAACAACTAATGATATTTCTCCCGCTGCTCGCTTGATTCGCGCAGCGATTGGTGCTAGAATATACCAGCGTGAGAAAGGTGCTAAAGCTAGGTATGAAGGCGCAAGTACCGCGTATGAACTGACTGTACTCAGTAATCTTCTGGGCCGTTCAAAGGTAGCAAGGAACCCAGAACTGGTAAAACACGTCATGTCCTTGATTGAGCAGGCGATGAGCAGATAGGAAATATTTTGAAAAAGTTATTAGTGTTGTTACTGTTGTTACCTCTGGTTGCCTCCTCAAGAATGTTTCCACACGAAGTTCCAATATCATCTATATGCTGGGACAGTTGGGAAGAGGCAATCAAATACCATAAAGAGATACTGGAAGAGTATCCAGTAGGAAAGGGTGTAATAAACAATCCTAATGGAACTACGTTTGCTACTATTACAGTAAACCCAAAAAAACCATCATGGTCATATATTCATTTTCACCATAATATAGAGACAGGAGAACAAGTAGTCTGTGCTATGGGTGGTGGTACTGAATTGGAAGTCATTACCACCAAAGATGAAAAGGAAATAGAGATATGAATGATACTGTAGACATTGATCGCTTTGAGATAGGTAGACTCTGCCAAAAGGTTGATGCAATGGAAGCATCTTTGCGTGAAAATACATTACGCTTGAACTCTTTAGAAAAACAATTAGAGCGCACCAAAGGTATTGGCATTGGTGTAGTGTTAGGCATTGTAGGAATCAGCGGAGCAACTGCATCAATGGTTACAAAATGGCTCAGTGGATAAAATAATGAAATGCAAACACTTAGAACTAGTTAAGGAAACTTATGGAAATCATCTATTTTTTACTGTACAACTTAGTCTTGTATTACTCTTTCTTTCAATTGTTTCTATAGTGCATGGCTTATGTCCTTGGATTTTAACTGGTACAGTCTCAGATAAAATTAAATATCTCAATGAGAAACTATCTACACGATGAAAATAGATGCTAAATTCTTTAGTGCAATATTATTTCTGGTTGCTCAGACAAGTGGGGCTATCTGGTGGGCTTCGTCCATATCTTCGGAAGTGGAAAGGTTGGCTGGAGTTCAAGGTACATCAATACCTGCACTGGAAGAAGCGATTAAGGGTCTGGATGTAATGAAGTTTCAAACTGAACAGATCAGTGATGAACTCAAAAGAATTAGGGAAGCTAATTCTGATATAGCAAATCAGCATAGTAGATTATTTGACATACTTCGTAATCAAGGATCGGCTGGGCCTATGCAGCAAAGCAGTAAGGGTTATGGCTACGGCGATTACTAATGAGCGATGCGATTGATGTAAGCGATAGAACTAAATTCGCTATGCCTATTCGCAACCTGATCTCTTTGGTTGCTTCTGTTGCTGTTGGAGTATGGGCTTACTTTGGTATCATTGAAAGGCTTAATCGAATCGAAACAGAGATGATCCTTGTCAACTCTGACCTAGTAAAGAACACGGAGTTCAGGATCAAGTGGCCTAGAGGTGACCTAGGCTCACTCCCTGCTGATGCAGAGCAGTTTATGTTGATCGAGCACCTCAGCGGGGAGTTCGACAAACTTCTGCACAACATTGAAACAGGTAAAGCTCCATTCGATCAGCAGCAAGCACTTACATTGGACTTCTACAAACAGAGAATCGAAACTCTTGAGGGAAAAGTTGAAACATTAAAAGATAACGTAGCTAACTTAAAGGCACACAATGGAAACTAACAATGATTATTAAAACTATGTTTGTGCTTATGTTATTCCTTAATGGAAGCCTCATTGAGTTCATGGGTCACCAAGAGAATGAGAAAGGTGAATGGGTAGAGATGGGTGTGCCGGGATGTTTAGCTATGAAACGGACACTTTCTCGAAATGGATGGAAGGATAATGCTGACACCAATACCCGTTACGCTTGCGAGAAGCATGAGGTTGCAGTAGAAAATAACTGGGAGGGACGCGAAGTAGTGCGTAAGATACTTGACTAATGCCACACGTTGACGAATACGTAGAGGGCGAGAGTTCTACGATGGATGAGATCGTATCTAATATTCGCAAGGTGTATGACCCAGAAATATTTACCAACGTGTATGACCTTGGTTTAATCTATGCTCTTTCTCTGGATAGTAAATCTTGCAAGGTTCTTATGACACTAACCTCACCATTCTGCCCTGTTGGCGATACCCTATACAATCAAGTTAGAGATGCTTGCAGGGTTTCTGGTGTAGATTCTGTAGAGGTAGAAATGACTTTCGATCCGCAGTGGACTCAAGAGATGATACCAATGCACACTAAACTAGAAATGGGTATGCTGTGACCAATGATTATTACAGAGGCTGCACAAAACAAGGTAGACCAAGTAATAAATGGGGAAGGGTTCTTAGGAATCTATCTGGAAGGTGGCGGATGTTCAGGCTACAGAATCAAGCTATCGCCCACTGGAGAGCTACCAACGGATGCGACCCTTATCTCTGGCTCAGAAACTATCTACTCTGATGCCAATTCCCTTAACTTACTTGGAGATGCAGTTATGGATTGGAACGATGACCCATTCAAACCATCCTTCCATTTCACCCCACCTACGGGAGCATCTTCCTGTGGTTGCGGTTCATCATTCACACTATAATGGAGACAATATGGACATAATCAAAAAACTATGGGCAGAAATTAGGGAGAAACCTTTATGGGCAGTCGTAATATTAATCGTAGTTATGTATCTCTTTGGCTAGTCCTTTTCTCACTGAGTATCGCAGGATGCAGTTTGCCGAAATTAAAGAGCAGTCTGATGACAGGGGCAGCGACTACCGCAGTTGTTGGTGCAACGAGTGCCTTGACGGGGGGTGCGATTGTACCAGCACTAGCCGGGGGAGCAACGGCTGTAACTGTCTCTGCGGTGAGTGCGCCGGAGCCGATTAAGGGTGAACCCATTGCGGTTACTGCCGATACTGTGGTCAATCAAGCGCCGGATAATTTCTTTACATTACTTGGTAAATTGGTGGGTATGGGCGGATGGCTGTTAGGCTTAGTTCTGTTACTTCCAATGGTGATCGGGTGGATCATACCGGGGCCGTTACAGAAGGTGAAGAAGAAACGCTAGTAAGGGTAAAATGGCGGGATATTATACAGTATTCTGACTGGACTACCGCAGATAAAGTAGAGTGCCCGGTGATGGAGTCGGTTGGCTGGTTGGTGTCGCAAGATGATGACACTGTGAAGATCGCCACCACTCTTGACCGGCATGACTCATTGGGCGAGCATGAGGGTGCTATGACTTACTACGGGATTCTTGCTTTTCCCTCTGGCTGCGTTCTTTCATGCGTTCCGCTGCATACTTCGATAGACTAATTCCTTCCCTCTTCTCAAACGCCTCCTCCCAAAATAGACCGGATGGGGCTACTCGTCCGCGCCTTACCCAACAGTATCTTGCGAAGCACAGCCTGCGGTGTTCCTGATCAGCTTCCCACTTCTCCCTCCAATTACTGTAATCTCTCATCTAAATCTTTGATCTTCATAACATACATATCTCTATGCGTTGTAAATGCCGGTGGGTCTGGGTGACCCTTCGGCCAGAATGAAGACTCTTCAAAAAATTGTTCAGCGTTTTTATAACCGCAAAGCCAGATGTGTAGCAGATCACTATAATTCCCACCGCTATCCCTATCCGAATACTCCATGCTTAGAAAAGCATATATGTCCGGCTTTTGGTGTCGGGATGTCGCTGCTATGTTGACAGTGTAATTGGGTTGTGGTTGGACAGCGCGACGCTT